TTATCGACATCAATACCTACGTTATTTGTTATATTACCTTCGCCATTTCTAAAACCATGTGCAACTAATTTTGCATCGTCATTGTATTTAGGATAGACAGCTTCGCAATAACAGACAATGGCTAAATCAGAACCAGCAAAACGCCTTCCAGTATCTGTCACATCATAATCTGGTAGGTAATTATTGACTAAACCATCTGAATTATTAACTATTCCAGTATCATTACAGGCATAACAGTTGTGAAATGGTGGTCTAAAAGTGACATCTCGATCTATTGCAGACCTTTTATAGTTTTTCATAGGGATTAAAAGGGTTGATTACTTGCTTTATTTGCAAGCATAGGATTCAATTTTGACTTAGTTTGGCGCTTGCGCAACTCTAAAAACTGCTCATATTGGCCTTTGCTAATCCATCTATGGCAGTCGGGGAACATCGGACACCATTCAGCGTTTCTAATTTTCTTAATTCTTGCTTCAATATCTGCCTTCAAACAATCAGGTAATTTTTGTTTAGTTTCTTTATCTAATTTTTGCCATTCAGTAAAAGCTGGTTTCTTCGATTGGCTAATACTTTTTTCAGCATTCATTTCTGTATAAAGTTTCCAAAAATGTTCAAAGTCTTTTGTATATTGATTCTTTTTAGTTTTTTGTTTTAGTTTAACTTGTTTTACTTCAG